ATATTGGAAAAGTCACAAATGGATAATTGTCCTTAATAAATTTGTTGATTTCTTCATTCCCTAGTGGCTCCATGCCGTGAAATTGATTGCATGGAAATCCAACAACTGAAAAATTATCAAACATTTCGTGCAGCTGCTGGAGTTCCCACATCTTTTGAGATGTTCTGGCGTAAGACCAAAGCTTTGAGCACTTTGGTTCGTATCCTGCTTTAGTTGCTATGTTTACAAAAAGACATACCTTGCCCTTAAGGCTTGACAACATGTCTTCTTTTCCGTCAATTGATTTTATGCTGATGTCATAAACAGATTCCATTAGTACTTAAATCCTTCAAATTCAACGATAATGTGCTCACCAACAAATGCCTTACCAAATATTTTGTTTTCATCTATAGATGCTTCTAATGACACCGAGGTTTCCATTGGTGCAATTATATTGAACCTACCGAGAAATAAATTGTCATTATATTCAAAGTCCTTTGATATTGAACTACCACGTGAAGCAGATGTGGTCGCAGCATCTCGGTATTCGGATATTTCAGCTGTATCACCAATTATTTCAAGGGTGTAAAACTCAACCCCAAACGGTGTTGAAACATTAAGTTTGTACTTATCTGGGAATTTATACTGCGGTTCCTCGTAATGGAACGAACCATTTGATATTGCCTTTGGAGGGCAATCCTTGTGCCACAAGTTTATTACCAAGACACTTCTTTTACCAGAAATCACTGGAGTTGTTCCGTGTACTGTATGTCCAGCATCAAACATGACCAACCTATTTGGGGTACATGCAATTCTTTCGCGTTCCTCTATCGGTGATAAATGTATTCCCTCAAGGCCGTCCTGTGTCCCATTGGGGACAACGGTTTTATGTATCTCAAGAAATCCGCCTTCAACACCGGTATTGATATGTGGGTAGTACACAGAACCCCAATGCGGCCCATTGAGTATTTTTGTTTCTGCATACTCAAATGTGTCCTCATCCATGTGCGGAGGCAAATTTTGTCCAACCTCAAATGTTCTTGCCCAATACTCAAATCCAACCACATCTTTTTCGCTGCATGGCATGTTTGGCTTCCAGATTGCCTCAATAATCATCTTTGCTGTTGTGTCCGCCCTGCTTTTCCACCAACCATCCCAGAACATGTAAGGCGCGAACACTTTTGCCCCTGGTTCGTGGTATTGGTTTAACCGAGACCCGATTCCTTCTTCAAAACCCATTGATTCTGGAAATAGCTTCTTATCGTTCTTTATCAAAGATAGGAGATTCTCGTCTTTTATGTAATTATCAATAACAAGCATGGCTAGACAGCATTTCCAGAATAGTCAACCTTGTAATAAGAATTCCAATCTTCTTTTTGGACAGGGTTTTTCTTGATAATTGTAAAACCATAATAAAGAGGAACATGATACATATTGCAGTCAGCTCTACTCTTCACATCCTCGTGAAACTCCCAAATCCCAGATGCATGCGTGTTTTCAGCATATAAGAAATTGGCATCCGATACATTTTGCAAAACCAGCACACCTCCAGGGGATAGCAGATTTAGCCATTCGTCAGCGCTAATCAACTGATTTTCCACGTCCATATTCCATAGAGTTATGTAATCAAATTTTCCTGTTGATTTCTCTAGCTCTATCAAATCAATTGCTTCGTAACTGAAATCATTGAATGTTCCATATGTTGGCTTCATGAACTTCTCAAAAAGAAGAAGATGCTTGTTGTTTATTGCAGTTACTTTTGACCCAAATCTTTTTTGTGTGTCATAAATTCTGTTGCACTCCATGTCAAGACTTGATACAAGTATTGATTTTGGGGTTATTAGACTAAACAACATTTCCTGGAAGACAACTGGTATCCACATTGATGTTTCTGTTTTTTCTGGAGGATTGACAAATGGAAACCAACCACCTATTTCGAGGTCGCCTCCTCCAACAGCAATAATTCGTGGGTCGGCTTTTGCTTCTTTAAAAATGAAATCAACTATTTCTTTAGCGCATTCGCGAGATACATCTTTTAAGAATTCATGTTTATCAACAGATGATGCAGAAGTCTTGGAAAACTCTACAGTTCTGTCTCCGTCAAACTTTTCAATCTTTTTCATTTTCAACCATGTATTCTGCAATATGCCTGTTGTGATAGAACCTTCTAGCCATTCTGCTTAAGATTAAGTTTTGCTTTTTGACAAATTCATCCGATGCAATATATGTCTTGGTTCCTTCGCCGCGAGTGGTTAATTCACCTTTGTACCTATGCGTGTCTCTGATTGTATTGATTGCTTCGTCAATTGATGCGTTTTCTACTTCTTCGTCAGTGAATCCCAATATGTACAAAACAGACATGAAACCAATATTGTTGTACCTGAAATCATTAGACGGGTTGTATTTATTCATCTTCATCTCCGTCTACAAACTGAGAATAGAATAAGCAATCAAGGGTTCCGTTGCCGCCACTAATTATCCATGAACCCGAGTTCTCATCCCAGGTTAGTATCTCATTATTAATGGCTTCTATGTCGGTTGGCTCAGAACCCAGTAGCTTGTTTTCATTTGGAGTTTCATTGGGCATTTTTCAATTTCTCCAAGCTTTTTATTTCAGACAAAAGACAGTTATACGAGTGGTAAGGCAATTCTGAAGGGTCAAATGGATTTTTTGAATTTGAGTCAATTTCACTTGGATTTACACCAAATATCATTGACAGCGTCTCCACTGAACGCTCAAGAAAAATGATTGCCTTCTTTTTGGCGAGCAATTTATCGTTATTGTCCATTATTAGGCTCCTTAAGCTTTGGGAGTCCGGTAGTCGTTGGTCCAATCCTAACACCATCCGCATCAAGACCAGTCCTTATCCCCTTTGTCCAAGTCCACGGCTTTTCTTGATTGTTCTTCATTTTCAAGTCACCGTATTTTTGGCGTGAATCCATAAGTTGCTTGTCGTCCCACAAATTCTTTACTTCAAATTCAACATTTTCCAGAATGGTGCTGTCAAACATTGTGAAGAACATAAATGGCATGCCTTTTGGGAATACTGTTCTACCTGTTTTTGTTAATTTCCAATTCATCTGAAACTCATCTGGCCACCAAGAACATAATTTGGAGAGCCGCTAATAAATGTTTCATATCCAGGCTCGGTTCCAAAAATCCAACCAGTTGAAAATGAAACCATTCCTATGATTCCGCCATACGCAATATCTCGACCTTCAAACCGTCCACCCTCAATAATCGTCGCATTTGTGTTTCCACCATCCCACTCAACAACTACATCATGGGGCAAAATTAGCTCCCATCCATAAACATTTGCAAAGGTCATAGGGAGACACTGGTAGGCGTGTTTCTTGTATGTTTCATCCATCCAGTCTCGCTGAATTCTTGATTGTTTGATTTCAACGGTTTTTGGCGTTGTTTTTGTCAATGTAAATTTTGGCATCGCAAATCCATTCAATTAGTCTTTTCGGAATATAAAACTGGTCATGTAATAACGTATTGCATCTTTATTGAAGGCTGAAACAAAATGGCTGATATTACCGCTGTGTATCACCAGTTTTCCCGGTTTTGGTTTTATTGCAAGGTTCTGTTCTGGATACACTAAATATCCGCCAATAAAACTATCATTCAGATAAAGAATCGTTGAGAATTTAATATCTGCATTCCCTTCAGAATCAGCATGTAGGTCAAGGCCATTTCCGTGAAGCGCTCTTTGTACTGCATTAAAACGCCTAACCTGATACGTTTCAGAGTCAAATAGCGATTGAATTCTTTCGTAAACAGAATTGAGCAATTCGTTATCCTCAAAGCAGTGTTCGGTTATTTCTGGTCTGTCCCCTACCCAGTCTTTGCCACTTTTTTCCATGTACTCAATCAACACGCGACAGTATTCCTCACTTATGAAATTGTCTATTTCAAGGATTCCTTCAAGCCCATTGATGTGCACTAAAAAATACTACATCTGGTAGAGTTCTAGTTCAAACAAGGAGAATCAGTGTACTGGAACGGCCCTGGCAGCGAATTGCCTAAAAGCATTGAATATGGGGAATCGTGCTCAATGGAGGGCCAAGACCTATGGGTACTAAATCTGCTGTCTGGCAAGATAGGTGGAACCTACGTTGAGATTGGTGGTGGGCATCCTCGATTGGGAAACAATACTTTTTTGCTTGAGAGTTCATTTGGGTGGACTGGAGTATCTATTGAAATAGATGCAGATATGGCACAAACGTACAACAAACAAAGAACAAATCCATGCATTAATGCAGATGCGATAGGTTTTGATTATTGGTCGTATTTTGCAAATAATCACTTCCCAAAGCAAATTGACTACCTACAAATTGATATTGACGACAAACCAGCAAATGCAAACCTTCTTGGGCTTATAGCCCTTCCGCTAGCAGAGTATAGATTTTCTGTTTTAACAATCGAGCATGGTTGCGTTACCAATTATAAAAACTCGCAGCTTCGGAACGCTCAAAGAATGATTCTTGACTCATTTGGATACAGGCTTGTTGTGCAAGGCGTAAACGAGGACTGGTGGATTGACGAATCAGTCGTTCCGTACGAAAAGTACGGGTACCAGTTCAGGATTGATTGA